TTACGCTTGGAAGTTTTTCAGACTCAATATCATAGTGTCTATGACCATGAATAATGGATCTCTGACTTTTAGGATATTCAAATTTTTTATTCCATTTCATTTTAAATTATCTCTAAATAGTTTTAACATAGCTTTGTAAGCACCACCACTCTGATATTTAACATCGTCGTCTTCGGCTGTCATTATAGCTCTGCCTATTTCTTCCGCGATTTTCGGGACGATAGAATTTCCCAATGCTTTAAGTCGGTGTATCCTGCCGGGTACCCCATGAGCCACTCGACCCACGTTGGGTTCAACGCTCCACCACCCTTGATCCATGCTTCCTTGTTGTCCCTCGCTATTGTTTGAGGTAAAGAATTTCTGTGAGAATTGACCACTGCTTTGCCGCTGTCCTTCCAGTCTCTCGCTGTCGGTGTTGGAAAGTTTTTCACTGCTAATGTTAGAGGCATCCCTCCTTGTTTGTATTTCTTCGTTCTCTCCGTTGCTGAGTCTTGCGTTGGCGTTGGCCACATCAGATTCGGATGGGCTACTTGATCGTTGATGCTGATTGGCATCTTCTTTTCTAGTTTCATTTTCATTCTCTTCTCCGATGCTGGACCTCTGTCGCAATGTGCGTCGGGAGTTCGCCACATTTTCATTGTTTCGGGATCCACTTGTTCTCTTAAATTCGCTGGACGAGTTCGACCCTTTCTGTGTCCCTGCATTAATTTCATTGTCCCCTCTTTTGATCTTGGAGGTAAATGATCCATCGTGTTTGGAGTGGCCCACAATCCAGATTCTTTTTCTTTGGTGTGGAGCACCGACGGCTGAAGCTGGAATATTGAACGTTTGAACTTCGTATCCTTCACTTTCCAAGTTAGTGCACACAGTTTCGAAGACCACGCCGTCTTGGATGTTAATAATTCCAGGCACATTTTCTCCAATAACCCACCTCGGCTTAAACTCTTTGATGATTCGAAACATCTCTGGCCAGAGATGTCTGTCGTCACTTGTTCCTTTTTGTTTGCCCGCAACCGAGAACGGTTGGCATGGGAAACCTCCTGTGATGATTTCGGGAAATTCAATTCCATCTGCCTCGAGTCTTTCTTTTGTGATTTCTTTGACATCGTTATATATCTTAACTCCTTTCCAATGTTTTTGCAGCACTAATTTGCAATATTTATCCATCTCGCAAAAGGCTACAGTTTTAAATCCTACCTTATCTAAACCATAACTAAATCCACCTATGCCACTAAATAAATCAAGAACCTTCATAATGTTCAATAATCTCTTTCAATTTACTTCGTTTAGTTATGGCATAAGGTAAAAAACATTTTGCTAACTTGTAAGCTTGTCGATGACCACAACGCCACCTCCATTGTAATAAATGCCTACCTCTAGGTTTCTTTATGACTGTTCCAATTTTTACTGTTTTGAGTAAATGAGCAATAGTTGGTTTATCTGTCATAGATAATTCCATAGTGATTCTCCAACATTTATATCTTTTATTCTTATTTCTTTTATACTCCCAATACTTTTTATACATGACCGTGCCCTCACCATCAAACAAACCTGCTAAGTAAGCCTTATCTAGTTCGGTCACTAGGCTTCTTTCTTGGTAAAACGACCTGTTCTTTTATAGTCTTTCCATTTACAATTGTAGGTGTGGACTCCTGTTTCAGTAATAATTTTAATAATGTGGCCTCTTTCGGTGGACTCAATATTATACTTAATGTAGTTAGGAATATCAGCATAACTATCTCCTTTATTAGATTTCTTTAAAGATTCTATTTGTTTATTAAATTCTTCGCAGTCTTTATCAGACATCATTGTCATATATCTCCTTTATTTCTAAATTGGTCAACTGCGTTGTGCTCTAATTTTTTTATTTGAGTTCTTAATTCTAAGATCTCATTCATTTGTTTTTGATTAGCTTTATGTAACACTTCGTTTCTAAATTTTAATGTATCTATCTGTTCTTCTAAATCCGAAGGTCCTCGATCCGTGTTTTTTGGTAGAACATTGCCTGATACTTTTATCTCGTCTTTCCATTCTTCTGTCATTTTTTTAGCCTCTTCATCACTTATCATGACAGTTCTCTCTCGCTACATTGACCTCGCCTTTTTCAACTAACCAAACATAGCTCCACTCGCCATGGTTCGGTGTACAAGCTTTACCAAACTTAACTCTGTAGGTACAGCTTGATAACAATACTAAAGCAATTAATGCTACTATTATTTTATTCATCTTTTTCTCCTTTAAAAAATTTTTTACAATGCTGAGCATACTCTTCATCAGAGTGTTCTTCAAATCTAACGAAATTTTTTATCTCGCCTTCGCTCTCACAATAAGAACATTGTATATCTATTTTTTCTTTTTTGTTTGCATCCTTCCAAATCATACGATAACCGTTACCATTACACTTTGGACAAATGTTTGATTTTATCATCTGTGAGTCCTTTTATTTCTTTTTCTTCTTTTTCTTCTTGTTTTAAAATAGCTTTCTTCATTTTTTCTAAGATATAAGTTGGTTCATATCCAGCGTATAAACAAACTTGATAAGCATTTTGTGTTGGTTGTAAAAAATAATTTCTTGCACGATCAATATCGTTTTGAATATAAGATCTTACAACCTTACTTTGTATAGCATCGTCTGCAGCTAAAGCTAGCACAGCTTTCCATAACTTTTGCTCTGGACTCATCTTTCTATTTTGATAAGCCGTTTTTATCTTTTCGAATCTTGCCATTTAACTTCTTCACTTTCTCATTAACGAGTATATTTATTGTTTGTGCTCTCGATAGCACAGCATTGGGAACGATTACTTTTCTTAAAGAATCGATCTTTGTGTATGTATCTTTTGACAGTGATACATTTTTATACTTTGTAAAGTCTGTCATATTAGTATATCCTTTCCTTATTTAACATAATATAGGATATCCTATTAAATTAACATCAAGGTGTCAAATGAAATTTTTACTAATAATGCAGGTGTGTTCAGCACTTCACATGTCTTGTATGGATCCGATGGATGCAGGTAAATTTTCGACTCATTTTGACTGTGCAACTGCAGGTTATCTTAACGCCATTGGTTTAAATAAAGAGGTGGGTAGAGAAATAGTAAATCGTGATAGAATTACGATAAAGTTTGAATGTCGACCAATTAACGAAATTTAATTATTGTGGTGGCTCATCACCACATATGTAACCAATAACCTGTTTACCTTTATACTCGTGATAATAAAGATTACTAAAAGCTTTACGTTGTTTACGTTCGTGAACTTTTACGTTGTGGTGAAACCAAGACTCGCAACTTTCTTTCGATGGGATTTCGAAAGAAGTCATCTCGATATTACCCAACAGAGTTAAGTACAATAAAGTTATCGTCACTATGTTCTCCATTTATCATTTTGGTTTTTTACCGTTTACTACGGTAGATATAAAATTACCATGTTTATTTGTATACTCTACAGCATATTCTTTTTTATGGTCAAGTTTTGCTTTTAATTTTTTAAAAGACATGGCTTCCATATCTTCTGACATATCTTTACTTAACTCTCTAACTTTGTATTTGTATCTCATATTTTCCTTTCTTTAATTTTTATAGGATATTATTTGATAATTGTCAACGCCCTTGGCCCCTATATTTTTTACGATGTGGCTTTCTTTTATTCAACCTTTTGGTGTGTACACCAGGACGTTTTTTAGGTGTTCTCTTATGATAATTATTTACTCCGAAGAGTGGTTTCTTTTTAGCCATTCTCTATCCGTCTCATCTAATTTTAAATACTTAATAGCACCATTAACATATTGTCTTGTATCTTCACCACAGACCGTACACCTATAAAAATCAGAAACAACAGCAACTAAAAGGGT